TTCTCTCCTTACATTCTAAACAGTCGCAATATGGCGACATTGAACAATTGTTTGTTATCATTAATAGTCCTCTATCATTGTTGCTATTCCACGATATACCATTTCTGAATCTGATTTTGCACTTACTATATATTTGTAACATGGTATTCCTTTATCATTTAACTTTTGCATTCCATCTTTAAATGATTCAAATATAGGATGATTCTGTATGTCTTCATATTCATATTTATCTTTCCACAAATCAAATTTGTTTGCCCATAAACCTACTGCTACTGGATAATCATGATTCTTTTTCTTTTGCCTTCTATTTATTGCATCCCAATATCTAGAACATATTGTATCTACTAAAAATGTCCAACATAATTGTTGTTCGATATCATAATGTTTATCCATGTGTCTATCGTCAATCATAAAAATAATGTATTTGACTTTACGGGTTTTCATATCTTTTAGCCATTCACCCCAATAAACTGTTTCTCCTCCTATATCTGCGGTTCTAATTGTATGTTGGTCGCCATCTATTTTAATAGACTTTCTTGTTGCTCTCCCTCTTCCAACGGTTCTTTCTTTTATTTTTGGTACTTCGCCTCTTGTTCTTAATTGATGATGTAAAGTTGTTTTTCCTACCTTACTAGCACCATACACACCAAAAGGAACTGCATGAAGTTTTTTCCATAATAGACCTATTTGTTCCGCCATTATAATAACGAAACCAGTCATTACCGACATTCAAGCACCTCACAAATGATGTATGAAATTCCAAAAACCCTCCCATGCCGAAACATATAGATTAACTCCTGCTAAAGAAATACCATGTCCTACTAAGAATCCTATAACTGTACTGACTGTACCCCAAAAATAAAATCTGGCTCTTAGAAACCATACATCTGCTGAATGCGCTCTTTGCATATCATAGGCTAAAGCGGTTTCATCCATCCCAAATGCTATGGCATCTAACATACTATCACTCTAATTTCGCTAAGAAAGAAGGGGTAACAGTTTGTCTCTCTTCAACCACCTGTGGTTGATTGAATGGAGGGGTAAATTGTTGTTGAGGCACTCTATACTGTTGCATAGTTGACCTGATTTTCTCTCTTTGTTTGTCATCTCTTTGTTTCTTAGCCCAATATGCAGCAATTCGTCTGTCTAATAAGGCCATTTCAATATAGTCGTTCAATGCTAAATCAAAGATTGCTTTCATCGTTAATATACCACCAATGGTCATTAGTCCAAAGACTAACGCATGGGCGTAATTATTGAACGCAATCATATCGCCATACTTCGCATAGAAGTAGACGTTTGTTCCACTTATCGCTCCAACGAATAATATCGTCATTACGAGTTTTGTTTCTTTTTCTAACGCTGGCATTTAATCACTCAGAAGAATTCGACAGAATATTCTATTGTGCCGGATTCTACTACATAAATTCCTTCTGCGACAATTGCCCCATGAAAGTCAAAATCATAGTTATGTGGTGCAGTTGAAGCACCGACATACATCTTTGTAACGACCTTTTTGCCTGATGTAGTAGCCGAACTAGAATCATAAACTGTTATGCTACCTGCTGTATTGCCTGTACCAAATACCTTGATAGAGGCAATACGAGCCTTTCCAACATAACATAGTTTCGTAGCGTTTAACACACCTGTTGTATTACATCCACTAACCATTCTGTCGCCCTCTCATTCATCGGAAGAAGCCTTGGCCTTATCAACCTTGCTTGGTGTCTTCTTTTCAGCCGTTACTGGTTTAGGCGTTGTTGGCTTTACAGGCGCAACTGCCTTCTGTACTTTTTTGACTATTTTCTTGGGTTTTGATGCTGGAAACATTGTTTTGAGTAAATCTTCTTTATCTCCTAATACATCAAACTCAGCCTTTAGCAGTTTAATAGCCCAATCAGATGCCCCTGCAATCGCATCTTTGTCACTTAAATCAAAAGTGACTTTGTACTTTTCTGCACCCAAAAAACCTAATGCCATGTTTAAGTCTACTTTAGTTTTCTTGGCGTACTCAAATACATATTCTGTTCCGTCAGCATGATTATAACTAACAGACTTACCTTCATTACTTAATTCTAGAAAAGCCATTCTATTACATCCTCTAGTGTATAGTGACCAATGCCCCTACTTACATAGGGGCAAAGGCCACATTACTTATTTAGAGATTACCCCAAACTCTCACTCTAACAGAACCGCCGTTAGCATCATTACTTAGCGTAGCGTTAGTACCATCTAATGCGGTGAACATGAGAGCAAAAGATGTTGCACTCTCATAAGCACCTGCGGCACTAATCTCTACTGACGGCAATACTGCGTTGGCGTTATCACTGCCTGTGATTGATACGCTATGAATAGATGATAGGCCAAGAGCCGAAGCAGGGATTACTGACCCTGCTGCGACTATTGACGTTACATCTATCAAAGCATCAACAACATATTCATCACCTACTGCCTTTGGGAGTGTAACCCCCTTATGGTCGGCAAGTAAAGTAACGGTGTATGCTAATGCCATGCTTAATCACCTCACGCACTCTTTAGGTTGGTTATTTTACCTTGGCCCTTGAAGAAGGAACAACCAGTCTCAGCAATGGTTCTAAACATTGCTTGGTTTCCTAGAGTTCCAACACCAAATGGGTTGCCGTTGTCAATACCATCCTCGAAATACTGAGTAGGCTTCATAACGCTCATCCATAGATGGTCGGTATCAAGTATCAATAAATCACTTAGGGTGTTTGTTGCGCTACCATGAGAAGTCTTTGGCATATCCTTACAAGGAATAATTGGTATGTCAAAGTAAGTAGCGACCCTAAAGCCAACTTCTGAACCCTTAACTCCTCTTACTCCGTTATGTGTAGGAATAATTTCTTTCCTGTCCATAAACCTCTCTTGTGCTTGTAGTAAGTCACCTAGATGCTGAATAGTATCATATCCAGTTAAGATAACTTTTGGACTACCACCGTTCTGACGGATTCGCCTTAGCATATCGTTTAAGATAGTTAAGGTTAGAACACGGCAGTTTGCGGCTGCATATCCATCACCGAAATCAACCTCTGCATCTAGGAAAGACGCAGAAGCGTTACCACTAGATAATTGACGGTCTGTTGCACCGTAAATCGTGGTTATGGTTGTTGGTAGTGTGTTTGCAGACGCAGATGTGGCTAGAAGACCAGCATCATTTAATGCGTTTAACTCAGCACTTGAAGCAACGACCTTCATTAAAGAAGTATATTGCCTACCAAGGTTTGTTACGGTGTTTGCTTCGTCATACTTCTCAAGAGGCATTAGTAGCATCTTGTTCTGTACTTCAGCGTGGTGTTTACCCATATCCTCACGGATTAAGGCTCTTAAGTCACCTACACCATCGTCAATCTTTGCCATCTCAAGAGCAATCTCAGAAAACTCAAACAGATGAGCAACGGTTTTAGGACTGGTGAATAGTGTGGTGTATTCTGGCGTTAATGCCGGAATATCATTTCCAGTACCTAATGATGCATTCTCCGGTACACCACCAATTAAATCTGCTCTTGGTGTTGCAGTACCTCTTGTTGTTCCTGCTCCTGAACCACCAACATCAAAGGTAGAACCACTTCCACCTTCTGCTCGGCTTTTCAAGATACGCCATCCACTTGATGTATATGGCCTCTTTGGAAGTATAGCCAAAGCATTAACCTCTTGGTTTAGCATTGACCAAACTTTTTGTCCGAATACTTTGTTGTAAAGCGAAGATAATCCGCTTGCACCACTCATAACAGACGTTGAAGCGTCATGGGCGGTATGTAGTCCACCAACAACACCTGCGCTCTTTAATAGAGCATTACCTGTACCGCCCCTAACTCCGTAGGTTGCAGCCTCTAAATCTTTCATTGTCTTAATATATCCACTCATCTAAATCACTCCTCAAATTGTGAAACAAAACTGTTTATCTCAGCCCAAGACATTTCTGAAACATCTACATCAGGTATTTCTACTGTTTGTGCCTTAGCAATTGTTTCAGTCTGTTCTGAAAGGGATTTCCTTAGTGTAGCAAACTCCTCTCTTAGTGCTTCGACTTCGTTCTTTGCGTCATACTCGCTTCGTGCAACAGCAGCCTTTCGGACATTCTGCTCATCAGCGAACCTAGCAGCGAATTTCTCCTTTAGAGAATCATAAGCCATCTTTTCCAATTGTTCTGACTTAAACGCTTCGTAGGCTTTTTCTACGTTTTCTTTGGAAAGGTCTAAAGTAGCGAATTCATCATCCGACCACTCTTTGTAGAGAGAACCTAATTGCCCTGCTTGTTCATGCTTTTTACCTTGTCCGGGTTCACCCGCACCTGCATTCTCAACAAAGCCTTCTGGCCCCACTCTTCCTTTTCTTTCCATATCGGCTTCATCCATATCAGCCATTTCAAGGTCTTTATCTGCCATTTCAACGTCTTCTTCATCAGAATCCATAGACTCATAGCCCATTTTTTCTTTGTCGTCTTCCATAGACATTTTCTCCTCGTCTTTATCCTTCATGGACATCTTTTCTTTGTCATCCATGTCGGCCTCTTCTTTTTTGAAGTCGTTTAACTGAGTCATAAGACCGTTTAACTCCTCCAAAGCCTTTTCCAACTTTTCACTCATTTTATCTTTCTCCTCTTTTAGAATGTCAAACTTTGCTTCTGGATTTATCCCCTTCTCACAAATTGTTACTTCATGGAGTTCTAACTTGTCAATTTCGTTATATTCACCTAATTCTTCATTAGACTTTTTTCTTTTACTTAAGGCTTGACCACCTATACTAAATGAACGTAATGTTCCTTTTCTAATACCTCTTGATATTTCTTTTGCTTTTTCTATGTCATCTCTTAATTTAATAACAACATAAAATCCTACATCATCTACTTGTGTTCTATGGAGATTACCATTTTTATCTCTATATTTTTCTATTACATCTCCTACTTGAACATTTGAATGGTTTGACATTACATTTCTGTATTTTGCATCTTTCATATATTTTGTAACTGCTTCTTCTAATGCTTTTAATGTAATTAAATCATTTTGTTTATCTACTATTTCTATTGAAGCATATCCACCTATAATTAAATCATCCGATTTTAAAATATTAAACTCATTATCGTCACTCGATTTTAACAGAATCGTACCGGACACACAGACACTTCCTACTTTTACTATATTAAGTCGGCGTTATTACTTTATTTGCATGGTTAATTTTTTATACCTATCTTCAGTAATATCCCATATACCTTCGTCATCCGACCTTTCTAACATCTTTTGTTTAATTCCAGTCCAAGCAAGCCATGTATCTTGCTTTTTGACTGGTATAACTCTCAAATGCAATCTAGTATCAAACTTATCGCCTTCAAGTTTATATTCATGATAACCATGTTTTTGAACACCCATCAGTATTTTACCACTATCCAAGAGTTTATCTTTTTGAACTCCTCTAGAAACTTCTGCTGGATATTTACCTGATTTACCAAACAGGTTATAAATATCCTTTGAACTATCTATGTCAATAGTCCAAGCAAAAGTTTCATCTTTATAATTAATTATAAAATCTATATTACCATCTTTTCTAGTGTATAGTTGAAACTTGCCATATCTACTATCATCTTCTTCTTTATCTTTTATTATAATTTTAGAGTTAGCAGTAAATTTTTGTTTGCCTATTGGAATGAACGCATCATGGTCATTCATGAAATTCTTTAACTTTCTAGGATTATTTTCAAACATTGCTTCAGTTAATTCAGAATCTCTTTTAGCAATGTACTCAAAGATATCTTTAATGTGTATTCCCTTTTCGTCTGGGTCTTCATCTTGAAGATATTGTTTTAGTATAGCAATTGCTTCTGTTGTCTTTCCTTTGTGTATTTCTGATAACTGTTCTTTCCACATATCCATATCGGCAATAGCATTCTTTTCCATCAGGCTATCACCTTGGACACCATATACAGAATAGCCTTCATAGTCGGACTTCAATAAAATCTCAGCAGTACCATGAATGCCATCTGTGATTGTGTATTTTAACAACGCTTCTTCTACATTGTATTTTAGTGACTTTCTTCCATCCTTTGAAAGAAACTCTAATGTCACTAGTTTCTCAGGAGTTTCTACTTCTGGTATCTCAATTACTTTTGCAGAATACAGACTATATCCTTTACCTGCTCTCCTTACTTCATCTACCTTTACTCTTACAATAGCACCGATTTCTACATTTTCTTTTGTATTCAAAGCCTTTCCTACTTGCAGGTATGTCTTTCCTTCATATTCTGTGCCTGTATGTTCTCTAGCCTCTTCACCCGATAATGGCCCAACGCCAACCGAATAAGAGTACAGGTTAGACTTAGTTTTCTTTTTGTCTAATACTATAACATCTAAATCTACAAATTTCTTGAACTTAATCCACTTTGGGTTTTTCTTACTACCAATGTAATAGGTAGATTCTATGTCTTTTATTACAACCCCTTCTGAGGTTTTTGATTGCATAATGTCTTTTGCGTACTTGTCTATTTCACCCAAGGAATCTGCTATCCTTGTGTTTTTCTTATTAGGAAACTCTAGTATGTCTTCTGAATGCTGTGCTAATTGGTATTGCAGTATGTTGATTCTTTCTCTCAACGGATTGTCTGTATGGTCTTCTCCATCATGACTCATTATATCGAATACCTTTGCTTTAAGAGTAGCATCTTTGTATTTATCTTTGAATAGATGTGCAATAGTATCTGCTCTATGTAGAGGTTCATCACCATCGTATAATATTAATTCTGCATCTAAAATTAAATCTCCAAACTTCTTTTGCTTTAGTATCTTAATTATATCTTGGCACTTTGCAGAAATGTCTTTTTTGTTATAGGAATATATCTTTACATCTGAATTTGTCTTGTGTATTTGTATTCTAATTCCATCGTACTTCTCTTGTACTACCCACTCTCCGGTGAATCCCTTCAAATCTTTTATGTCATTGATTTCAAAGATTCTATACATTGGTTTGTTAGGTATGATAAACTCTATTTCTGCTTTCTCTTCATCGCTCTTTTTCAAATCTAGAGCAACTAACTTAGCCCAATCTTCTTCTGAATTTTCCTCTAAGAATATTTTTTCTAGTAATTTCAAAGCACCTTCAAACTTGTCTTCTACTCTGTCATTACCATCTTTATCGTCACCATAATGTTCTA